TAAGAACAAAGACTCTGCAATCTGGAATGCTTTTAAGGCTCTCAACCTTGTTGGCACAAGATCCGACACAAAGTTTATCCCTGATTTGTACCTTTATAATAGCGTAGAAATACGGGTGGCTCTTCTTCAAGGCTTAATGGACACTGATGGCACTGTCCGGGACAAATCTAAGAGGCGATCTGCTGAGTTAAAATACACCACAATATCTCCCCAACTGCGGGACAATTTTGTTTTCTTGGCAGAGTCCTTGGGGTACAGGGTCACTTGGCAACAGGATGGAAGTGCCTACCGGATTTATCTTTCGGCGTCTAACATTTGCCCTTTCCGCCTTAGCCGGAAAATTGCTCGCTGGAAAAAGTTTCATATCCGCCCACCCCGAAAGTACATTACAGGCATTAAACCTGTGGGTTTGAAAAAAGTTAAGTGCATAACTGTTGAAGATACTTCACACACGTTTCTTGTAAGTCATTTTTCTGTAACAAAAAATAGTGCTGGCGGGGGAAAAAGCTACGCAATGGTTGCAGACCCAGTTCGCTACATGAACAACGAAAATGCAAACATGCTTCTTGTTCGACGAACTACAGAGGAACTACGAGAGCTTATTGCCGTTTCCAAAAAGCTTTACCCAAAGGCTATTCCTGGAATTAAATTTATGGAGAGGGACAAGACTTGGGTTTCACCCTGTGGTGCTACACTTTGGATGTCCTACCTTGACCGGGACGACGACGTCACAAGATACCAAGGACAAGCATTTAACTGGATTGGTTTCGATGAGCTTACCCAATGGCCAACTTCTTACGCATGGGACTACATGCGTTCTCGTCTCCGTACAACTAAAAACTCTGGGTTGGGACTCTACCAAAGGGCAACCTCGAACCCTGGCGGCGCAGGACATAACTGGGTCAAGAAAGCTTTTATCGACCAAGAGGTGCCTGGCACACCTTTTTGGGCAAAAGATTTTGAAACTGGTGAAGTCTTAAAGTGGCCTTCGACCTCTGAGTTTGCCCAGAGAAAAGGTCTTGTAGACCAGCCTATGTTCAAACGTAGGTTTATTCCTGCGACCCTTTTTGATAATCCTTACCTTGCAGAAGACGGGATGTATGAAGCCAACCTGCTGTCTCTCCCGGAACACCAGAGGCGACAACTCCTTGAAGGTGATTGGGATATTAACGAGGGTGCAGCTTTCCCGGAGTTTGACCGTAAAATTCATGTAGTTGAACCTTTCAAAATCCCTGAAAATTGGCCAAGGTTCCGTGCAGCAGACTATGGGTATAGTTCTTACAGCGGTGTTCTTTGGTTTGCAGTAAGCCCGGACGAACAGTTGGTTGTCTACAGGGAAATGTATGTCTCAAAGGTTCTTGCAACAGACTTAGCAGACATGGTTTTGGAGGCAGAGTCGGGGGATAAAATACGTTACGGAGTTCTTGACTCGTCCCTCTGGCACAAACGAGGGGATACAGGCCCCTCCCTTGCAGAGCAAATGATTGTTAAAGGCTGTAGGTGGCGTCCCGCAGACAGAAGTTCTGGGTCTAGGGTTGCAGGTAAAAACGAACTCCACCGCAGACTGCAGGTTGACGAGTTTACTCAAGAACCTCGTATCGTGTTCTTTAACACATGCAAGCACATGATAACTCAGCTTCCTAGCATCCCCCTAGATAAAAATAACCCCGAGGATGTTGACACAAAGTCTGAAGACCACTTGTACGACGCGCTTCGTTACGGTATTATGACCAGACCTAAAAGTGGCTTGTTTGACTATGACAACAGCTTTAATCAAAACAGGTTTACCCCAGCAGACCCTATAATGGGTTATTAAGGCAGAAATATGGCAGAAGAAGAAATCCTTGAAGGTGCAGGTTCTCTCGAAGATACCTCTGAAGTTTCTCAGACTGACGAACGGTCAGGCAGTATTGTCAGCTACGTCGAAGAACGATACAGTCGCGCTCAAAATGCAAGAGAGACAGAGGAAAACCGCTGGCTTCAGGCGTATCGTAACTATCGAGGCATTTACGGCCCTGATGTACAATTTACTGAAACTGAAAAATCTCAGGTTTTTGTTAAGGTTACCAAGACTAAAGTTCTGGCAGCATATGGCCAAATCACTGAAGTCCTTTTTGGCAACAATAAGTTTCCTATCACGATCAACCCCACAACTTTGCCCGAAGGTGTTGAAGAGTCTGTCCACATCGAAACTAATGATAAAGTAAAATCAGCCGAAGAAAAGGCAGGCCTTAAACCTCTTATGCCGGGGGAAACCTCCAGCGAATATCGCAACCGCCTGGGTCCCCTTAAAAATAAGTTGGAAGTTGTGGAGGAGGTACGTCCCGGACCCGGTTCGACACCAAGTCAGGTAACCTTCCAACCTGCAGAAATTGCTGCGAAGAAGATGGAAAAGAAAATCCACGACCAGCTTGAAGAGTCTCGTGCAAAAAAGCACCTCCGTCACAGCGCGTTTGAGTGCGCTTTGTTTGGGACAATGGTCATGAAGGGACCCTTTGCGGCGGATAAAGAGTATCCCAACTGGGATGAAGAAGGTAACTACAAGCCCACAATAAAAACAGTTCCTAATGTTTCCCATACGTCTCTGTGGAACTTTTACCCAGACCCTGACGCATACAGCATGGAGGATGCGGAGTTTGCTGTAGAACGCCACAAGATGTCCCGGTCGCAACTCCGTGGCCTTAAAAAACGTCCTATGTTCCGGCCAAACGAAATTGACACTGCTGTTGAAATGGGAGAGTCCTATGTCAAAGAGTGGTGGGAACAAGCGATGGAAGACGATGCCCAAGAACCCCATACGGAGCGTTTTGAAGTCCTGGAGTTTTGGGGTAATGTAGACCGAGACATCTTGGAAGATCACAACGTAAAGATTCCCAAGGAATATCGTAATGTAGACGAGATGTCTGTAAACATCTGGGTTTGCAACGGTCGTGTGCTCCGGCTTATTTTTAATCCATTCACCCCCTCTGTCATTCCTTACTATGTTTGCCCCTACGAGGCCAACCCCTACAGCATGTTTGGCGTGGGTATTGCTGAAAACATGGACGATACTCAGACCCTAATGAATGGGTTTATGCGTATGGCAGTGGACAATGCAGCCCTTAGCGGGAACCTGCTTATGGAGGTTGATGAAACTAACCTTGTTCCAGGTCAGGACCTTTCTGTTTACCCCGGCAAAATTTTCCGTCGTCAGGGCGGGGCACCGGGGCAGTCAATCTTCGGGACTAAATTCCCCAATGTGTCCAACGAAAACATGCAAATGTTTGACAAAGCAAGGGTGCTTGCAGACGAATCTACCGGGTTCCCTTCTTTTGCTCACGGTCAAACAGGTGTAAGCGGTGTGGGTCGCACAGCCTCTGGCATTTCTATGCTGATGTCAGCCGCCAATGGCTCGATCAGGACTGTTGTAAAAAACATTGACGATTACCTTCTTGGGCCAATGGGCAAGTCTCTCTTTGCATTTAACATGCAGTTTGACTTTGACCCCGAAATCCGAGGTGATCTTGAGGTGAAGGCAGAAGGCACTTCTAGTCTTATGGCCAATGAAGTCCGTAGCCAACGGCTTATGCAATTCCTTGGTGTTGTTCAAAATCCTGCGCTTGCTCCCTTTGCCCGTCTTGATTACATTGTACGCGAGATTGCAAAAAGCATGGACCTTGATCCTGACAAGGTTGCTAACAATACTCAAGAGGCTGCTGTACAGGCAGAGCTTCTTAAAGAGTTCCAACAGCAAATGCCTCAGCCCCCCGAGGGGCAACAACCTCCCGCAGGGGCACAGGCCCAGGACACTCAAGGTTCTGGAGGGGGTCAGATGGGAACAGGATCGGCCCCTACACCGGGTGAGCAAGGGTTCTCGGGAACCCCGGGCGGTGGACCTCAGGAGGCCATGGGATGAACCTAAAACCTCTGGTAAACGACAAAACTCTTTACAAGGATTTTTTGGAGGAGATAGAAAATCGGCTATCTCTTGTCCACACACAGCTTGAGCAGAACTTGGACACTCAAGAACTTCTGAGGCTTCAGGGGGAAGCAAGAGCACTCCGTAAATTTCTGAAACTGCGGGAGGCAGTCAACAATGGATAGCATGGAAAAGATTGTACAAGAGGGCGGTATGACTGACGACGGAATGGAGAAAGACCCTATCTCCGGAAACGACATCCCTCCCGGGAGCACGGCAAAAGAAGTTCGTGACGATGTTGATGTCAAACTTTCTGAAGGTGAGTATGTAGTTCCTGCAGACGTTCTTCAGTATTACGGCGTTAAGTTTTTTGAGGACC